CAGATGGAACAGGGCCTTCAGATGCTGACACTATTCGTGCATATGACATAATGAAATCTGCTGAAGACGTTGATGTTGCTCTGTTTATGTGTGGTAATCATGGTTCAACAGTTATAAGACACATTATCGATAATATCGCAGAAACACGAAAAGATTGTGTCGCTTTCTTCTCACCAGAAAAAGCAGATGTTATTGGTGTGGCAGATTCTTCAACTGCTACAGACAACGTAATTGATTTTAGAGATACGGTTAATAAGAATTCTTCTTATGCTGTAATGGATTCTGGATACAAACAAATGTTTGATAAACACAACGATAAGTTTCGATTCGTTCCTTTGAACGGAGATACAGCTGGATGTTGTGCTCAAACAGACCAAGTTCGTGACCCTTTCTTTTCTCCTGCTGGATTTACCAGAGGTCAGGTCAAAGGAGTTGTAAGACTTCCTTTCAATCCTAAGAAAGCAGAACGTGATAAGTTGTATCAATCACAAGTTAATCCAGTTGTTTCATTTCCAGGCGAGGGAACAATCCTTTTCGGAGATAAAACACAGTTAACTAAACCATCTGCATTTGATAGAATCAACGTAAGACGATTGTTCATCTTACTTGAAAAAGCAATTGCAAATGCTGCAAGATTCCAGTTGTTTGAATTCAACGATGAGTTTACACGTTCACAATTTGTAGCAATGGTCGAACCTTTCTTGAGAGATATTCAAGGTAGAGGTGGAATACAAGACTTTAGAGTTGTTTGTGATGCTTCTAACAATACAGCACAAGTTGTTGATACTAACTCTTTTAGGGGAGATATTTTTATTAAACCTTCACGTGCTATCAACTTTATTCAACTCAATTTTGTTGCTGTTAGAAGTGGTGTAGAATTTTCTGAAGTCGTTGGTGCTGTTTAATATTTTTGATATAAATAATTACAACAAGATTAGGAGAAAATTAAATGGCATATGCAGCAATATCGGATTTTAAATCAAAACTTAAACTAGGCGGAGCACGGCCTAGTTTATTTGAAGTACAAATAACAGCATCGCCGACAGGAGTTACTATACCAACTGATCATAGGACTAAATGTTTTACTACTGAGATACCAGGCTTAACTGTTACACCAATAGAAAAACAATTTTTTGGTAGAACAGTCAAAATTCCTGGCGAAATGACGTTTGATGTATTATCAACAACTTTTTATAATAATGAAAGTTTTGATATTAGAAAAGCACTTGAAGATTGGACAGATGTAATAAATGACCCCACTACTAATGAAGGGGTTTCTGGTAGTTCTGCAACTTATAGCGGAAAAATTGAATTAATACATTATGGTAAAGATGGTAGTAAAGGAATGACATTTGAATTTATAGATTGTTGGCCAAGTGAAGTTGCTGCAATAGATTTAAGTTATGATACTACTGGTGATATGGAAAGTTATGCAGTTACATGGTCTTATGATTACTATCAAATTAAAGCT